CAGGAGTTATTAAGGACTTAGTTGCTACAGTAGACCCTGATTTCAGAAAGATACCTGACAATACAGATGTTAGTTTAATGGGGTATTTTATGAAACAAGCTACTCGTTCTTTTCCTCAGACAACAGAGGAAGATAAAAATGAACTATTGGGAACTACCTTTGGTGACGGTATTTTTTACAACGTAGGTCCTAAGAGAACAGGCATATCTGAATCCCCTACAAGACAAGGGGGTAGAACCTATACTAATCCTTTATTAAAGGTATTTACAGGTTTATCAGAACAAGAAGAGAAAAATAGAGCAGAGAAAGAATTAAAAAGATTAAACATAGATTTTTATGAATACTCACCTAGACAGATTAGGTTAGATGAATCCTTGGGTAATAAAGCAAGAGGTTATATGGGTAAATTTGTAGAAGATTCTGTAACATCATATTTATATGATGACGAATATATAGATATACCTAGTGATTTTGAAAAAAAAGTAAACTTAAAAATAAAGTTATCTAAGTTTAAAGCTATGGCTAGAGCTAGTGTGTTAGACCCTAAAACAGCTATAGATGAAGAAGAGGTAGATAGAATACATAGAGCTATGTTTTTCAATCTACCTACTAAAACTCAAAAGTTTTTAAATTATAGATATAAAGACTTATTAAGGTCTGAAGATGGTTGGGATGGAAACCCAACAGACGTTATAAGTGGTAATATATCAAAAGATAGAGCATTTGTATTCGCAATAGGTATCTTAGAAAAATTAAAAAAATCAGACACTAAGTTGTATGAATTTTATACAAGACCAAAATAATACTACAAACTAACGTGTATCCCCTGAACCTGATAGTGTTCCACGTTCCTTCCTACCATGCAACTTCTTCAAGTTCTCTTGCATAATTGTATTTAAAGGAACTCCAACTTCCTTTGCCATCATAGCACAGTACCAAAGTACGTCACCTATTTCTGATGCTATGGCAATTTTCTTCATCTCAAAGCCTTCCACATCATCTCCATCACGTATAAGTTTTTTTACTTTTCCTGCAACTTCCCCTGCTTCACTAGTCAAGCCTAGAGCTAAATACTCTAAGGCTTTTTCTTTTGGAAAGATTGCAGTTTCTCCTGCTAGATTCTCATACAAGTCAGGGGTGATAACTTCATTAATAAAAAGTTTATCCTGCATGTATTTTCTCGCTTCTTCTTCTAGCTTCATCTCGCTTGACCCTTTCTAATCTTTGAAAGTAGGAGATATTAAAACCTCTCTCCCACTCTCGTGCTTGCATAGTATTGAGGTTATACGGATTAGTCAATCTTCCTCTCTTAAAATCTCCTACACCTTTAGCAAATTGTATCTTTAAAGGTGCATCGTATTTACTTAGATTTGGATTGCGTTTTCTGTTCTTCAATGGCTTCATCTTGTCTCCTTTCAAAAAATCTTACTAAGTTATTTAATTTACCATTCTCGTGTTCTAGTAAGGATAATTCTTTTTCTATTGTCTCTACAATAGAAGGATGGTCTCCTATCCCTACAGGATTAGTCATCATGGCTTCTATATTAGCTATATGACCATTTATCTGTCCTGATATTTTACTCTTTAGTGCTTGTAGTATCATCTCTCTCATATTATGCTCCTTTAAACGATTTTATTACATCAGATGAGAATAGTTTTTGTAGATTCAACAGATACATCTTTGATGCATTATGGTCTCCACCTGAAACTGTTCTCTTATAATCTAAGTTAGCTATTATCTTTTTTAAAGATGCTACCTTAAATACTAATGTGCAAAAGGTGTCTTCTCCTACACATAAATTATGAAACCAATAGTCTGCTTCTGTAGCATTAATGCCACTAGGCTTGCCATAGCTTTCATATTCTATAGCTATATTACCTGTATTCTTCCACATACCCCTTTCACTTTTAACTTCTATTTTTTTATCTTGTAACATCTCCGCTACAAACTTCTCTCTAACTTTGCCATACTCTAAATCTATGTCAAACTTTTTTCTGTCTTCTGTACATGGTTCTAATACGTTCATACTATTTCTCCTTTCGTGGAGTTAGGGTTTTTGTTTTCTTAGGTTTCAGATGTAATATTTCTCGTATGTGCAACTTTCTACCTTTGAAGAACACTATTAAGTTGATTGTTGTATTGATGGAAATAGCGATTAATAACCACCATTGCCACCAAAGTAATTGACCACCTTCTAACATTAACTAGCCTGTATGTCAACCATCTCACACGCATCTGCTGTGCAAGCTAGTTCTCTACCACCGCTAGTAGTGTCTTCTTTTTCGTAGTCTGCCAACTTAGACCAATCAATCGAAGTAGGCATATTCTTGTAGGCTTGTTCATATTCTTCACCTACTATATCTTGATAAGGTGCTTGAGCATATGTATGGTCACTAAAAGGTAAGAACGATATACCTGATACTTCATCAAAGTTATCATACACCCATGCTCCTACCTTCATCCACTCATCTTCCTTGACAGATACAGTCACAGAAGGTTTGTGTTCACACCAATGTCTCTGGAACATTAGCCAATATTCTAGCTGTTCAATAGCTGACATAGCTGTTCTAGTGATAGCACCTGAAGGTGATTTCATAGGAAAGCTGAACACAGTCGTACTGTCAGGTTTCATAACGCATGGCTCACTAGGTATGCCACTATCTTTCATAAACTGTGTGAGTGGGTCTTTATTATCACCACGTACAGTCCTGATGTAGTAGTCATTATGCCTAGCATGTATACCTGAAGCACTGTCAACTAATTGACTAACTGTACCACTAGGTTTGACACAAGTTATAGCAGTTGACTGTGGTATGCCTAAATCTTTAGCAATCTTCTTATTAGTTTCTACTGCTACATCTCTTAGTATTTGTAATATTTCTTCTGTCCATATAGGGCAATCAAGAATACCTGTTAGGGAAACTCCTAATAGTCTTTCTTCTTCTGTATTATCTTTCCATATCTTACGTAAATACTTAAAGTTAGTAAGAGTAGATTGAAATGTACCTAATATTGTAGCCATACGTACCTTTTCTTTCAAAGATACTAAGTCATCTGTGGCTCTACACACAACTTCTGTAAGATTACAGAACTGATAGGGTCTAAGTATAATCTCACTACACGGATTACATCCAAAGTAATGTTCAGCATCTCTTCTGCCATTCTCAAGAGCTTTAACCTTGGCGGCTTGTCTATTAAATATGCCACGTTCTCCTGACTTAGATTCGTATAATGATGTCCACTCACGCATGAATGTACCCATCTCAGGCTTACCTTTAAATGCTACAGAGTTATTAGCTAATGCTCTTTGTCCTTCATTCTCCCACCACTGTCCTGACTTGGCATGTCTCATTTGGTCATCACCTAAGTTAGACAAAGATATAAGAGCAGAACGTCTGACTCCACCTACAACTACAACCTCACCAATTTTGCACATGATGTCGTGACACTCAATAGGAAATAGTCTTCTACCTTTAGCACCCTTAAACTTCTGTATACAGAAATGAAATAACTCTACTAATGGTGCAGGTCCTGATGCTCTACCACCAAATGTCTTTAGTCTTGCACCTGCTGGTCTAACCTGTGATACATCCCAAGTAGGCACTTGCCCTACGTATAACATAGCAATAAGTTCTCTCAATGCTTTTGCCCATCCGGGTCTGCTATCTCCAACGGTGATGATAGTAGTGCTGTCCTCAAAGTGTTCATTAACTATAGGTAGCTTATCTACATTCTCACGTTCTACAGAGAAGCCAACACCTGTGCCACACATAAGAATATACATACATTCGTCAAATGAACGTGGACTATCTACAGGTATGTAACTACAGTTATAACCACCTACGTGGCATCTATCTAATGCAGGTCCTGCTGTCATCAAAGCTCTCATGCTAGGCATGACACCTAAAGACATTATCTGTGCTGTCATCTTTTCTTTTAGTGCTTTAGATATAGTATAGTTATGTTTAATACTTAAATGATTATCCATATAATCAAAGTATCTATCTACTGTTTCTCCCCAATTCTCTCTTCTTTGTTCATCATCTTTCCATCTTGCATAGCGAGAGAGTGCTATAAAGTTTTGATAATCTGTAGGTAAGTAATTGCTAATCATAGTTTTTATTCTCCATTATTGTTCTCATATTAGTTATCTTAATTCCGTCTATCTCATGTATTAAATCTGTAACGTAATCTTTTATTTCTTCATCTAATCTACCATCTGAAGGTATGGGATACTCTTCAGGGTCTACCTTTAGAGTAATCATCATATTAACTTTTACCATCATAAACCTCTATAAGTTTATTCAGATACCATTGTGCTTTCTTTAAATCTTCAACTCCATTTTTATATCTGTATCTCCATATATATTTAATTATATTACCTTGTAAATAATAATCAAATCCATTTGTTAACATAGCTTCTAAAGCATCAATAGTTTCAATACCTGCTTTATTATAATGTTCAGGACTATTGACCATATCCTTATTGTCTGATTGTGCCATAGCTTGTTTCTCCTTCTCTGCCATATATTTCATATATTGTAAGTGTCTCATGTCTGTTATATCCTTTTTATTTATCTTTGTCAATGTTCCACACCTTTATCAAACTTTAAAGTTATTACATTACCTGAGACATCGTGTACAGTTGCTTTCGTAGGCATGTTACTATTAGCAGGTTCTGAAGGACTTTCCATAAAATCATATATTTTATCTCTAAGAGCTTTATCTTCTTCCATTAAAGACAAGGCGGCACAACCCATCTGACATAGCTGTTCTACTTGATAGAAACTATCGTCATCTATATTCGTTTTTCTAGCATTTATAACTAACTGAAACATCCCTGTCCACTTACCTTCTTCTGTAATATCAGGAACTATCTCTATAAAAAATTGATTACCTTTATTATCGCAATGCACTGTCATTATTTTCTCCTTACTTTAGTTCCTACAAATTTTATGAATTTAGGATGTTTGTTTTTGCCTTTTTCTTTAAGCCAATCTTCAGGTATAATTCTATCGTAGTATCTTAATCCGTGTTTAATACACCAATCAGCATAATTCGATTTAGCTCCTTTACTTAACTTAGCTTTACTATTAGTAAATACAAATCTTATATCTAACTTAGGATGTTGTTTCTTTATAGCTAGATGTTTTCTTCTATCAGAAGCCATAAATCTACCCTTAGTTTCTATTATAATTCCATTATTTAACACAAAGTCAGGGGTATAGGTGCGATAGGCTAAGTCTTCCCACTCTATCTTGATACTCTCATAATCATAATTATAATTTATTGTATCAAGAGCCATAGAAATCTTATGCTCTAGTCCACTCCTATACCCATACTTTATTGCTTCTCGTCTTACTTTATGTGGAGACATTTAACTCAACATAGGACACAATCTTAGGGAACTGTGCCTTGGACATTACAGATGGTAACTCTTGCAAGTTTTCCCAACATGTATTTTTATAATCACAGAAACTACAATTAATTCCTAAGATTTTATTTCCTGTAGGTTTACCCCTAAATGTTTCCTCTACAGGTGCAAAGCAACGTTCAAAAATATTCTCTTCAACTTTTTTAACGGTTGCTTTAATTTTGTTCATCTCCTTTGTTTCATCAGCATTACTAGCAGATACGTACTTAAATTTACCATTAGCTTTATTGACTACCCACCAACCACCAATCTTTTTCTTAGCAGCTTTTGCATATCCAACTAACTGTGCGATATATCCAAACGCATCTCCCTGACTCAAGGTATCAAAGGATTCAAACTTATTATCGTAAGACCAACTTGAAGCAGACTTTACATCGTCAACCGCACCATCAATAACTAAGTCATATGTACCACTTATATTTGTATCATCAACCTTTAATGATACATGTTCAGGGTCTTCATACTTAACTCCTGATGCTTTGAGTAAACCTTTAAATACAGCTTCTACAATATCTCCCAACATCATGTTCATCATAAAGTTGTTAGGCTTGCCTGAAGCTAATTCAGGTTTATTTTTCTCAAACCACAGTTGGCATGTAGGTCTACCCAAGTTAGACATACGCAATCTGAAGTCTTTACGGCTCTCCCCACTGCCAAACTGCTTACGTAGTGCATCCATTACGTCTTTACCTACCTGTTCTATTACTTCTTCAGGCATGGCAGTCTTACCATTTACTGCATCAGACATATATTGATGCACTAGCAGTTCAGCAGGGTGAGAGGGATTAGGCATTTTCTGATTCCATATCTACATCAATGAACTCATCAACTGTTTTCATATCATCCTGTGATAAAACATCTTGCTTTTCAGCAACTGCTGTATCCCATTTAGCTATGATGCCATCATTATGAACCTTAATCCAATCCATAAAGTCTCCAAAGGTTTTATGGTCTTCTTCTGTTATATCTAATTTATTAGTTAAGTCTAACTTAATATTAGATGTATAAAAAGTATTACCACTATTACCTTTATGTGCTGTAGGGTCAATTAAATCAATAGAGTGCTGTAATGGTAGTCTTTCCATCTTAGCAAACTTAGAGAATACTCCACCTAAAGCTTTGTAATCGTCTCTATTATTAACTTCCCAAATGACAGGTATACTAGTCACTTCTTCTTCTAGTTCCTTACCATCCACAGCTTTTACAGGTCGTACTAAATCAACAATACCGAATACTACCCTGTATCTTTTTATCTCTCTTATAGATTTCTTAACAGAATCTGGTAAAGATTGAAAATCCTCTACAAATCCAGCAGGTTTGCCACAGTTAAAAGTTCCTGCGTCATCCTTTAAATCTATACTAAGAGTATCTGCCAATATAGATGAGGTATAGAATCCCTTCTTCTCCCCCTCTTTTGGATTAGAGTATGCACTGTACCTCTTATACATAAAACGTTGCAGAAAAGGTCTAAATTTAACCTTTTTAGCAAAGAAAAATGAAGAAGGGTCTCCCACTTGCTCTAATCTGTATGAACCACCTTCTACTACTTCAGTGGTTATCTCTTTACCTTGACTATTTATATCTTTGCCCATCGTAGGTTGATGCCAAAGTCTAAATCTATTCAAGACATTAGTCTTCTTATCAGAAGACATAGTTGGTACACCCATAGCTTTAGCCATAGTTGCATAATTGTCGGTACTTATAGTTACTACTTCATTCATATTTTATATTCTCCTTTCAAAAGAACCATAGTTATATCACGACACATCTTTAGTGTCAAGCCAATTATCTCCTATCTTCGCTTCTAATAATAAAGGTACATTAAAATCTATTTTAAAAGTCATATTTATTAAAGTATTTAATGTTTTATTAACATTGCGAATGATATTCAATACATCTTCCCTTTCATGTGGGTGAATATCTATTACTATAGAATCGTGTACTGTATTTACCACACATGAGTTATACTTGTCAAGTGCCTTATCAATCTCTATTAAAACCAATGGTACTATATCAGCAGTGGCAAAAGATTGAACAGGATAATTTTTTATTTGAGTAAAGTAGGACACACTACCATTACTACGTCTTTCCACATCAGGGAAAGAAAACTGCCTACCTGAAGGTGTCGTAATCATATTAGTTTCTAAAGCTTCTTTAGCCAACTTGGAGTGCCATAATGAGACTCCTTTGTACTTGTCCGTGAAGTGTTTATAATATGTAGCCTGAGAAGGTGTCCTTCCAAACCCTGTTGCTCCGTAGAGGGGTGCAAAGGTATGTGCTTTCGCTTCTTGGCGAGAAGTTTTTTCACCAGCATCACTAATAACACTAGCAGTATAACTGTGAACGTCAAAACCATCTTTAATCTCCTTTATTGCTATTTCATCTTGTGATAAATAAGCGGCAGTTCTAAACTCCAACTGTGCAAAGTCAGCTTCTAGTATCTTGCCACCTTCCCAACGTGATACAAATACCTTCTTAACAGGAAACGTACCACCTCTAGGCATATTCTGCATGTTAGGGTCTGCACCACTAAATCTACCTGTTGCAGTTCTGTGCTGTAATAATCTCACATGAAGCTTGCCATCAGATTTAACATGAGTGCTAATACCCTCAACAAAAGATGATAAATAAGTATCTAATGCAGACAATCTTTGTAAGTCAGTCAAGAATTGAACAGCATCCGTTAAGTTATTCTTCTTAGCTACATTACGTAATATATCTAAGTATGCTTTGTTTGTTGTAAAACCATTTGCACTTATCCATTTAGCATTGGGTGCAGAGAACTTTAATCCTGCTACCACTCTCGTAGAATTAAATAAGTAGCCACTAGTATTACAATTACTACACCTGTTTGGCTTAGAGTATAAACTACCATCTTTCTTTACCTTTCTAATATAACCATCACCTTTACACACCATACATTTTACTGCTTCTGTTTTATAAACAATATTAGAATATTCTCTAACCTTATCTTTGTAATCTGTAGTGTCCATGTAAGGATAAAAGTTATTTGCCCACATAGCTTTATCTATAGGTTTCTTACTATATATAACCCAAGACATCTGTTCAGGACTGTTTAAATTAATAGGTGTATCTCCCATTAGATTACGCACTTGTTGAGTAAGTCTTTTTTCAATGTCTTGCTTTTCTTTTTCAAACTCTATTCTAACGTCATCTAATTTAGAAACATCTACTTTAAAACCTCTTTGATATATTCTACCTAATGTAACAGCAACTCTATTAGTTAGTACAACAGTATCCATGAGAGAACCATATTCTACAGTATTTAATTTCTTAAATATCTCATCCGATAATTGTTGTGTTGCATGCAAATCAGCAGATAAATAACTAGACAATTCATCAGCAGGTATCTCATCTACACCTACACCCTTCTTAAAATACTCTTTTAATGTATCTTGTTTCTGTGTCTCTAACTCATATCTTTCAGCACATGCTTCAAGTGACAATGGTTGTTTGTTGCCACGTTGTAATACATACTCTCCTAACATAGTGTCAAAGACAGAGCCTTCGTATTTAAAGCCACACTCCCATAGCCACATTAAGTCGTGAACAATATTGTGTCCTATGAGTATAGTAGCACTATCTATTAACTCTTGTACACCTGTAAAGTCATCACGAAACAAATACTCTTTTCCTGTATCTGTTAGACAACCCACCATAACAAGTCTGTTTGTAGATTCAAATGGGTCAAGATGCATTTTACCATTACGATGTGTAACCGTATTTTCTACATCAAGTGTTAATTTCATTATCAAATATCCCCTCTTCTCTTTGTACTTGTGTGTGTTCAGCATGACAATTAGCACACAAAACTCTACACTTTCTTATTTCGTCTTTAATTTTTTTAAATCCACACGAACTCATTTTACTTACTTCTCTTAACTTTGATTTTACATCTAAATGGTCAAATTGTAAAGCATCACTACATTTTTTATATCCACATACTTGGCAACCAAAATAAAGCTTGACTCTTTTTACATATTTTTTAGTCTTTTTGACATGTTCTTTTTGTTGCTTTCGTCTACGTGAACGTACTTTAATCATAGTCTGCGGTGAGTTCCACATCTCATATACTTTATCTCCTCTTTTATAGTAATACATAAAAGTATATCCGTCTTCTCTTAACTCATAATGTTTAAGAGGTAAATTTAAATCCTCTGCTTCTTTCTTACTAAGGTACTTCATTTTTCTTTTACGTATTGGTATATGTATCATACTTCATACCTTCCTATTTGATAATTTAAATTACAGTGAACAACACCATGCCACCCTGTAAGTTTATTCTTTACCACATTTAAATGCCTTTGTAAATCTTCTTCTGTATCGTCTTGTCTTGGTGGATTCTTAGCAATTAAAATCATCAAGTCTGCTTCTGCAGCTTTACCTGTACGACTACCTTCCATCATACTTTGATTAAGTAGCACCTTACCTTCTGCATCAGCAGATAACTGCGACATATAAAACATAGCACATTGATGCTCTTTAGCAATCATACGAGCATGAACTGCATTTGCTTTCAATGCTTCATCGGTTCTAGCAAAACCTGCTGTACGTGCAAACTTATCTCCCATATCTAATATAACTATGTCAGGTTTGTATGCTTTACACACACTTTCAACCCAAGCCATATCACGACCTGTAGCATCCTTAATCTTTATATTCTTTTTGATTGGTTCATACAAGTCACGAGCCTTAGTAGGGTTTGCCTTTATCTCTCGCATGGTCATACCTGTAGATGCAGTTAAGTATCTTGCACCCACTCTATGACTACCTTCTTCGTTACACAAGATAATGCAACTTGCACCTTGCCTTGCTAAACCATCAGGTCCTGCTAACAAACTCGCATGGAAAGAAGTCTTACCTGTATTAGGTCTTGCTCCTATCTCAATCAAATGTCCTGCATTGATACCCTCAACTTGCCTTGTTAAAGATGGCACGTTGAATGTCCATCTTGCTTCTAAATCGTTCTTTGCTAATAAAGTTTCTATATCCATGTCATCCCACTCCACGTTAAGGTTAGGTGTAAAATCATCTCCGTACATCTCAAGTATATGTCTTATAGGTTCTAAGCTTGAATGAGAACCATTAACATAATCAAATCCTATGTTGGCTATATCTTCACCAACAATTTGTTGAAATAACTTTGATAACACTTCTTGTGCTACGTCTGCACCTAGAGGTTGTTCATTCTTAATCTGTCTAAACAACGAACTATATGCTTGCTTCTGTGCCGTAGTCATTGATGGATTGTTAGACATAAACAATGCTTCAATCTCATCAGGTGTAACACTACGTTCATATCTACTCATGGCAGTATCAATAGCTTGTTTTATTTTTCTAGTGTCCTTACTAAATAATCTGTCAGGACATCTAGCTCCTCTATGGTCATCATAAAATGATTTATCCATGAGACTTCTTACTAATGCTAGTTCCATTTCTGTGTCTCCTTTGGGGTTAATAGTTTCAAATTATCTTCATCTTCTTTCACTCTGTATTTTATATCATCTTTTAGTTTAAGTATCTTAACGTCACTTACGTATGTTCTCAACTCCTTCGCAAAAGATAGGGTCTTTGGTAATGCATCAGGGTCGAGTGCTATTATTGCAGTAGAGAATTGTGAAAGGAATCTTTTATGAGAATCTGTTAATGACGTGCCCAACACAGCTACCCCTACGTACACATCACTTCCCACAACGACTGCACTTACACAATCCTCGACTACGACTGCGATACTACCATAACCAAATGAATAAGGCAAGTCTGAGTTACCATAACGTTTCCACTTAGGTAATTTGTTATAGATTGACCTTCCTGTAGCATCAACAATCTTACCATCTTTCCTGATGGGAAAGACTACTCTACTTTCTTTTACGTCATACAATAAATCAACTTCATCAATATCTAATTCCCATAACTCACAAAAATCCATAACCTCTCTTCTATACGAGTGAGGTACTATATAATCAGGCATCTCATACCTACTATCATCATTAGTTTGCTGTTTCTTTTGTATAGCACGTATCTCATCAACAGTTAGATGTACACGAGAACTACCTTTCGTACTACAACCTGCTTTGTAGCAGTTCCAAAGGAGTGAACCCATATTATTTGTTACAGAAAATGTTTTATATGATTTGCATAAAGGACAATTTAATCTTTTAGTCTCACCATTCTCTACATTTAAATGTATTACATATTCATATATATTAATCATAATATTATATTACTCCTTTGTGTCGGCATATAAAATGCTTTTACCATGTGTTTTATTTTCTGTCAACCCCCTACGAGTTTGCAATGCTAAGTTAGCACTCGTAAAGGTATTTTTCATGTAAGGTTTAACNGATTGTGGATTAGCATGTCCTGTAACAGACATTATATTACCCATAGATACACCTGCATCNACCATTTCAACTGTACCTGTTCTACGTAAGTCACTCAATCGTAGCTCCTTAGAAAGTCCAGCAGAGTCCATAACCTTTCTAGCTACTATGGGTAGCTTAGTAAGTGAATAAGGTACATAAGACCCTTTGTAAGCTCTTGGGCGAGGTACTACATATTTTTGAAACCCATAATCATCTTGTTGTTGATGTAGCATCTCTGCTAACTCATTTGATATAGGTAAAAAAACTTCTGCCCTACGTTTTGATTGCAATAAATACATTTTGTTCTCTTCTAAATCTATGCTACTCCACTCTAGTAATCGCATATCGCCAATTCTTTGACACCATTCGTATGCCATGTGTGCAATCAATCCAATACTCCGTGTCTTAAAATCAGAGTAGGCAGTATCAAGAAACCTGATAACGTCTTTCTTAGACCAAACAACCTTACGATTATCAGACACACGTTTCTTTATATTACTAAAAGGATTCGTGCCACAATGTTCCATATTTATGCCATAATTTAATAATACTCTAGCTACAGACATAATATGATTAGCCATAGAGATACCTCTATCACACCATACGTTGTATGCTAACTTAGCCATCTTTGTAGTTAAACTAGACAGTACGAGACTGCCTAGCTTTTGATTTTTTTGAACAGAGGTATTAGAAAACACATCTAAGAAATACTTATATTGTGCTTTAGTTTCTGCTCGTAAGTTATTGTATTCAAAGGATAAATAGTAATCCTGAATAAGAGTTTTTATTTTCATTTTAGGCAGCCATCAAGGATTTAAACTCAGGAGATGACACCCATTGTGATACCTTCTGCTCTCTTGCCCACATAGATTGTGCAACAGTGTCCTTGCCTGTATTACGTAAGGTAAAACCATTTCTCTCATCTGCATAAGATGCATAGTTCGTGAAGGCAGAGTATAATGCGAACACATTCTTACCTCGCTT